TATTAAGACAACAAATTAAGAAACAGTTTGGTACATATGTATCACCAGATTTAGTTAAACAATTACAAAAAGATCCGTCACTCTTGAAACTTGGTGGTGAAAGAAAAGAAATGACATTTATGTTTATGGACATATGTGGATTTACACCGATATCAGAACACTATAAAAATAATGATGATCCTGAAGGATTAGTTAACCTTATAAATAATTATTTAGATACAATGACTAAAATTGTTCTGAAGAACGGTGGAACAATTGATAAATTTATGGGTGATTGTATTATGGCTTTTTGGAATGCACCTTTACCATGTAAAGATCATGCTGATAAAGCTGTACAAACATCCTTAGAAATATGTGAGGCAGCAGATGAACTTATACAACAACTTGAAGAACAAGGTTTACCTAGGATTGATATTGGTATTGGGATTAACACCGGTACATGTATTGTCGGAAACATGGGATCAGAATCTCGATTTGACTATTCCGTCATTGGAGATGCCGTCAACCTTGGCGCTAGACTCGAGGGACAAACAAGAAATTATGATGGGGTACGAGTGTTGTTGGGACCAGAAACTTATCAAAGCTGTACATCTAGAGCATTCTCTGAAGTCGATAGGATCCTGGTCAAAGGAAAAAGCGAAAAGGTCACCATATACACTCCACTTCGAACTAATTGATCGTCCTTCTCCCAGGGATTGGACAGTATTCGCAGCAGTTCAACTATTAGATATCTACACAACATATAGAGGTTTGAAATATGACTGTGTAAGAGAACTGAATCCTATTATAGGACAAAAACCTACACCAGCTAAAATGTTTGCTATTAAAACTGCAATAATGATCCCAGCTATCGAATATGATTTAAAAAGAAATCAGCTTACTAAAAAATCAATAAGAAGTGTAAATGGATTTATGGCTATAGTAGTTGCAAATAATCATAATGTTATGAATAAAGCTAAAAGATATTGTACTAAAAAATAATTCACTTTTTTTGAAAAAAAACCTTTACATTTGCTAAAAAGTATGGTATAATATACGGTATAATGATAAGGAAAAATATAATATTTGACATAGATGGGACAATCGCTGATTGTAACCATAGAAGACATTTTATTACTGATGGTAATAATGATTGGGATTCATTCAGATCTCATACAAAATTTGATACACCGATACAACACGTTTGCGATATGGCTAAACAACATATCGCTGACGGTGATACTGTAATGTTTGTATCAGCAAGAAATAATTCAGAAAGAGAAGTTACTGTAACTCAAATACAAGATTGGATAGGAATAGATACTCCAATATTATTTATGAGACCTGATGGAGATTACAGACCAGATGACGTTTTCAAAAAAGACGTTTTAGATGTTTTAAGAGATACTATAGGCGGCGATCCAGATGTCGTATACGATGATAGAAATAGAGTTGTTGATATGTGGAGAGCAAACGGTGTAAATTGTGTGCAAGTTGTACCAAGAAATCAAGGAGATTTTTAATGCAGAAGAGAAATGTTACAGTTGTGTTACAGTTGTGTAACAATTGTGTAACATTTCACCTGCAACCGTTTACAAACGCGTCGGACTATGGTATAATAACCATATAATTTTTTGATAAGGAGTTAAAATGCAAAAATTAATTAAACTAATCGATCAAATCGATAACATGCAAGACATGAACAATGTCATTGCTTCACTTAAAATCAGAAGAGCTTTTCTGAAAAACGAATTAGCTAGAAAAGCTAAAGCTAATTTCTCAGTTGGCGATAAAGTTAGCATCACCACTAGCAAATGTGGTAAAGAGTTTGGTACTATCGAAAAAATCCAAATCAAAAATGCTATCGTTAATATTAACGGTGATCTTTTCAGATGTCCTTTATCACTCTTGGAGGCAGCGTAATGCAAAAGCTTGTAATTCAAACTCAATATCTAGAGAACTACGGCTCTAGATCTAATCCATACATGAAATTTAAAGGTGGCAATGCTTACGTCTACAAAACAGCAAAGGAGTTAGATCAAAATCAAATTGCTACTATTGTTGCTCAATTTAAACCATCACTTATGGACTTAGAATCATCTAATGGTGGTTGCGAGGAATACATACTTTCTGTTAAAGTAGTTCCTCTATCAGAAAAAGTCTGTCAAGACTGGGAATCTGAAATCGAATTTTCTTTCGATACTTCTACACTGTATCCTACAGTAAACTTCATTAAAATCATCGACAATCGTGAAGATGGTTGGATGAGAAAAGAAATCCTTGAAAAAACTGAAACTTGGAGCTTTGTACCTGGACAAGGTAATGGCTCTAGAGCTTATTATAAAGCTGAGTTTCTTATGGAAGATGGCGATTCAGTCATTGATGACGAAGGTCTTAAAGAATGGTTCAATTCTAAGGAGGCAGCGTAATGTCAATTAAGTTAGAAAATATGGATGATGTTACTTACTTAACTGGTAGTTCATTAAAAGGAACTCTTTTTGCTTCTTTTGCAGAACTTAAAGAAATACTAGGTGCACCTGCATTCGAAGGTAAAGGCGATAAAGTTACAACTGAATGGTGCGTAAGGTGGGAAGATGAAGATGATAACTTTGGTTATTTTTCTCTTTACGACTGGAACTTTGCCAGAAACTTTGGCAATGATTACGAACAAATTGAATGGAATATTGGTGGTAAGTCATTTAATGATTGGATTGCTGCTGATGAAGTTATTAATAAATTAAAGGAGAATGAATAGTGATAATGAACTTTGAACACATAGCTACTACAGTACCATATAACTGTGATATGCATTTTAGTGATAGAATATTATGGCATCTTGGTTTTACAAATTTTGTAACCACAAGAATAATGAATAGGTATGAAATTACGTATTACGATTTTGATTTTATAGGAGTAACTTATGTCTAAGAAAACTAAAAACGATTATAGCTTTAAAGATATTAAAGCAATGCTTTTACAAGAAAAGAAAAAGTATGAAGAAGAACAGGAATGGAAAGCAACTGTTAAAAAAGTATATAGTAAACCAAGAGTAAACTATAATAAGCTTTCAGCTTCTGTTAAAAAATCTGCTCATCAATCACCTGGTGGATTAGATCTTCATAAAGATGAGAATAGATTTTATTCTAAAGGTGAAACAGAAAGATGGTTAAGTGGTACATCGTACTTTGAAAACTATCAAGCAATGAGGGATCAAGATGACTACTAAAACTAGCAAGCAAGTAATTGATTCTCTTACAGCTGCTAGAAATAGAGCTAAAGACCCAGACTTTAAATTGTTATGGGAACTAAAGAGAACTCAATATATTAAAAGTGTAACGCCTAGCGTACCAGCAAGTGGAGATTTGCTAAATGGCTGGCCTGAAGATGGAGAACCTGATTATGACTCAATACAATGATAAAGTAGAAAGACAAAGACTTTTATTAGAAGCTGAAGAGTGGGCAAAAGGTGTTAAAGACATACATGCTCATTCATTAAGTAGTATGTGGTATGATAATAGACCACAAGATACAGATGGTAAGAGTGTTGTTGATAGAAGATTCAATAATGGTCTTATTGAAAGAACATTAGACAATGGATCTATTGTTTATTTTGGCGAAGAGCTCAAAGGAGATGACTTAATTGATGCTTATGTAAAAACAGTTAAGCCATCAGTCGAGCAAACTATTTTAAATTAATTGAAAAAAACAGTTTACATTTGACGTAAACTATGGTATAATATAATATAATTATGGGAATGACAAACTTTTATATAGGATCACTAAGATATGATCCAACAGGAAGAAAAAGAAAAAATCACTGCGCTAATCGTGTAAAGAAAAAGCGAGTTGAGTTTAAAGCAACTAAGCCTAAAAAATCTCAATTGCAAATATTACGTGAGCAGCAATCAAAACAATATAAATCTCTTATGGAAGAATATATGGCTAATGGTAAATACCATGAGATTGCAGGCGATTGTAGTAAAAAAGAACCAATGAAGTATACTGGTACTTTGGTTAAAGGTATTGCAACTATGCATAAGTCAAATGCTGTACCTGTTATATCTCAGCAAGAAGCTGAAGATATTAGTAATATGAGAAGAAACTAGTGAAAGATTTCTTTAGTTTTTTAGAAACTTTAGTAATAGGAATAATTAAAGTAATTTGTACAATATTAATTTGTAGTACTATACTAATAATAATTTTATCGTGGATATAATATGATAGAAATAGTAATTCAAGTTATTGCAATAGCAATAATGAGTTTATTTGTATATGTTGGACTTCATATGTCAAGAGAAAAACATGAAGGAAAATATATACCAATGTTTTGGGAGAAAGAAAATAATGGGACATCCAACAAATAGTCAAATTATAAACCAACTAAATATTATCGAAAGAAAGCTTGATGATTTATTAGCATTAAGAGAATACGATAGTACAATGGACATTTCATCATATTCGATGAATGGTAGATTTTGTACGTTATTTAAAACACCTGCTGGTACTTATGGTATCAACATGAAAGAACATGGAAAAACAATTGGTAAGGAATTGTTTCCAGGTAAGAGCGAATCATTTGCAGAAGATGCTGCAGAAAACTTTGTTCTAGGTATAAAAAATTAATTTTAGGTCGAGTCACACCCCAACTCCTTATCACTTAGTGGCTCGGCCGTTTTGGAGAAAATATGGCAAGTAAAAAAAGAGTTAAAAATCTAGATGAAATTTATCTAGGACCAGAACCGTTATTTACTGAAGAATCAGAATTTACACCAGTAGCTTGGTCAAAGGCTGCTCACTGGTATAACTACTTTTATAAATCAAAAGACTATATGCCAAGCACATATCAATTTGCGCTTGATTATATGGGATTTGATAAAAAGAAACTTTCAGTTCTTAAAAGAGTAAAGGACTGGAAATTTATGACAGTAAATAAAAAGATTAAATTACTGTATCGTGGTTGGAAATATACAGAAGCTGAAATAGAAAATATTAAAGCTTTTATGCAAGAAAAATATCAAGAAGGCTTAAAAGAAAAGAAGATTGAAGACGAAAAGAAAGCCAATGTTGTAGTTATTACTCCAGCTGAAAGAACACGTAGAAAAGTAATGGATACGATTTACCATGATTGGGATAGTGAAATCGTTGAAGGTTGGTTTGATGAAAACTATACTCAAAAATTCAGTGCTTATAACAGATTTAAAATGCATGGATTAAAAGGTAATGCAATTAATATATTCAAAGACTTATTAGATAAAGAATATCAGAATATATCAGATGCTTACAATAAAACATGTGATCAATGTGTGGAAGCTTATTCACATGTCTCTAAAGGTAATAAAAGAAAGATTATGAAACAGTTTGAAACTGTTTTTGAAGATCTTGAAAGACTAAGAGATTCGTTTAAAGCAACAAGAAGTACACGCATTAAGAAACCAAAGTCATCAGATGCGCAAGTTGTGAAGTTACAATATTGTCAAGAAGATATTGAAGCTAAACTTACGTCAATTAATCCTGTCCTGATACCAGGAAAAGCCAAGCTCTTTGTGTACAACAGAAAGAATAGAAAGCTTATTCAATATGTTACTACATCAACAGCTGGATTCGAAATATCAGGTACATCAATTAAAAACTTTGACGATAAGTTAAGTAAACAAGCAACGTTGAGAAAACCTGATGAAGTATGTCCACAAATACTTAATAAAACTGAAAAACAAATTGAGAAAGTGTGGGATACGATTACTACTAAAATAAATAAACCTACAGGAAGAATTAACTCTGACTGTATTTTAATGAGGGTATTTTAATGTTATCAGTAGGAGAACAATTCCCTGAGTTCTCGCTTCAGGGAATCGATAAAAATAATCAATTTGTGAGAGTTGGAGTAGAAGAAAGTTATCAACCTTTGAAAAAAGATTGGACTGTAATTTACTTCTATCCAAAAGACTTTACCTTTATCTGTCCAACAGAGATTGCTGGTATGGATGCATTAGTAGAACATGCTAATGTAATAGGTATAAGCGGAGATAATGAGTTCTGTAAATTAGCATGGAAGAAAGAAAATGAAATGATAGGTAATATCAATCATACTCTTGCAGCTGATTGTGGACTTGGTTTATCTCATGCATTGGGAATTGTCAATGAGAGCGAAGGTGTTTGTTATAGAGCAACTTTTATTATTGACAAAAATTCAATCGTACAACACGCATCAATTAATGCTTTAGATACTGGTAGAAATGCCAATGAAGTATTAAGAACATTAAAAGCGTTACAAGCCGGTGGATTAACTGGTTGTGCTTGGGATGAAGGTGATGAATTTGTCGGTTGATCCTCTCAAAGTAAAGATCATGACGCGAAAAAGATTCTCTGCAGCAGTGGAGAATCTTGTCGCTCAAGGTAATACAACTTATATCGATGCTGCTTCTTATGTAGTCGAACAAAGAGGATTAGATTATAAGAATCTTAAAAAACTCTTAACTGACTCTCTTAAGCAAAAGATCGAAGCAGAAGCTGCAAGTCTTAATCTTATACGTACAAAAAAAGGTAATAAACTACCTATATGAATGATCCATTCGAGTCATATAAATTATATAATGCATTAAAATTGCATTTTGAATCTGATTCGTATGATGCTTTAAAATATAACTTTAAAACATCTGTAAAGGCACAATCATTCTTTAAGAGAAAAGATAAGTACTTCTTTGCGAAGTTAGCAAAAACATATGAAAGAGATTTAAAAGAATTTTATATTGCTAACTTTAAAAACGATGTTAAGTATGTCGGTGATATGCTTAATGAAGGTGGTGAAAGATATTATCGTGACCATAAAAAAGTTATGGAATCTCTTTCCTATCAGTTTGAAAATGATATAAATAAATTACGTGATATGAATGTAGAGTTTGATTCTCTTTTAGAAGCAGAAGAAAACAATCATCCATTGATCGTTCGTCTTTGGATGCAAGATGAGATACTCTTAGAGACTGTTGTAATCTTGGATGCATTGACAGGTTTTGTAGAACGTGAAAATAAAAAGATAACTGATACAATTATTTGGCCGGATATCTATCGTAAGATTATGAAATACAAACCATTCGTAAAGTTCAATAAAGATAAATGTATAAATTTATTAAAAAAGACCTTTACAAAACCATAGAAATATGGTATAATATAACTATAATATTATGTATAAAGTGGATAATTCAGCAAATATACGGAGAAAAATATGTCGCTAGAAAACCTAAAGAGCATGCGAGGCTCATCAATCGATAAACTCGTAAAAGCAGCGGAAGCTGTATCCACAACGAAAACCGAATCTAATTCATATGATGACGATAGGTTTTGGAAACCAACCAGAGATAAAGCAGGAAATGGTTATGCCGTTATTCGATTCTTGCCACAAAAAGAAGGTGAAGATCTTCCTTGGGTAAGATATTGGGATCACGGTTTTAAAGGTCCTACTGGTCTATGGTATATAGAAAACTCTTTAACCTCTATTAATCAGCCTGATCCAGTGTCTGAACATAATTCAGTACTTTGGAACTCTGGTAGAGATGAGGATAAAGCTCTCGCTAGGGAACAGAAAAGAAGACTACATTATGTAAGTAATGTCCTAGTTATTTCTGATCCTGATAATCCGCAAAATGAAGGAAAAGTATTCCTTTATAAATTTGGTAAAAAAATCTTTGATAAAATCATGGATGTTATGCAACCACAATTTGCCGATGAAACTCCAGTAAATCCATACGATTTCTGGGAAGGCGCTGATTTTAAATTAAAAATCAGAAAAGTTGAAGGTTGGGTAAACTATGATAAGTCAGAATTCAGTTCACCATCAGCTTTATTTGATGGCGATGAAGGTAGACTTAATGAAGTATATGGAAAACTTTATGCTTTACAAGATTTCTTAGAACCAAGCAACTATAAAACTTATGATGAGTTAAAAGCTAAACTCAATAGAGTGTTAGGTGTTGATGCAGGAGTATCAATGGAAGCTCCGGCTCCAGCTCCAGTAGCAGATCCCGCACCTATGGCAGAAGCTGATACATCTTTTCCACCAGCAGATGATGCTCAGGAAGATGATACTCTAAGTTATTTTGCGAGATTAGCAAAAGAATCGTAGTCGCGAATGCGGCCAGGCTGGGTATGTATACGTATCGCAGTCGAAATAGGGAGTCGAAAGGCTCCCTTTTTTTATCCTTCTACTGGTTTATTACCACCACTATAATCCATTACAACAGTGGTTGATGTTGAAGATTTATTAGAATTATCAGCTGATACAACTGTTATAACTTCTGATTTTGACATTCCTGTTGCAGTTGCGTTTTCTTGAGATTGAGATAATACATCAGATCCAAGATCACCCGCTTCTGTTTCCATAGGTATTGGTTCTATTCTTTCTCCAGTATCAGGATCAAGACCTGCGTATTCATACACTGCACTTGGAATTAATTTAGATGCTGCACCTTGAACACTATACCACGGTTGACTTGGATCTGGTAATCCTGCTCTTAATACGCCTCTTATAAAATCATCTATAACTGATCCTATATTAGTTATTGTTTCTGAAAATGATGTTTGGCCAGTGATAAGATCTGCAAACCAACCTACAATATTTCTTAAAGTAGTCCACACTAGACCAGCAAGATCTTTAATTAAGGTTGTAAAAGAAAAATCAGCAACTGCTTCTTCAGCTTTTTCTAATCCAAATATACCAAGAATTTTTGATACCATTCCTTTTAATAAATTTAATGGTGCTGCAATTATTGATGATGCAAAACCAACTGCAGAATCTGTATCTATATCATTTTCATTAAAGTTAAAGAAACTTAAAAGACCTGAAGTAATACTACCAATAAATCCAGTAATTTTATCATATATACCACCTAGAAAACCCTTAGTATCAAATTCTGATACAGCTTCCGCTGCTTCATTTTCTCCAAAGAGTTTAAATAGACCAGATAAAAGCATTTTAGGTAAATCTAAAACAAATGCTATTATACCTGTTAAAGCTTCTTTAAATCCAGCATTGATTTTATCAAGTATACTTCCTTCAGTTTCCAATCCTTCTTGTATACCTTTAATTGTAAAAAAGATTGCAGTAAGAGGAGCAAAGATTCTACCTACAAATTTTCCTATATTACCGAAAAGTTTATTAAGTCCTCCTACTCCTTTAGCTCCACTAAAGTTTTTAAAGAAAGTAACTACCTTTCTAAATCCATCTGCTACGCTACCTACTAATTTAATTATTGTTGGTAGTAATAGTAAGACTCCAGCTGTCAATATGCCCAGGACTGAGCCTAAATTATTTTCTAATGTTTCAAATCCACCTGTAAAATCGCCTTCAATAAATTGACTAATTGAAGTAATAACTGCAGTAATACCTTCAACAGCAGATTTTAATGTATTAATAAAAGTTTCAGGATCGATAAATAATAATGCTGTGGTAAGTAAACCACCAGCAGCAAAAACATTACCCATAAAACTTTCAAGGCCAGAAGCCATTCTATTACTAGATTCAGAAATTTGAGCTAAGAATGAATTAGCTTCTTCTTCTTTTTTAAGTTGTTCTCTACGTTCTTCTTCAGATTGAGCATTTTCTTTTATTGCTTCTATTTGCTCATTTGCTAATTGTTTTTCAGCATCTGGAGCTTTAGGATCTGCAAGAATATTTTTGGCTTGAATAAATTGACTTTCTAAATCGTTAAATTCTCCCTGGAATTTATCAAAGAAACTTTCTAATTCTATGTTTGTTTCAGACATAGCTTTAGCTTCTTTATTTTGTTCAGTGTTTTCTTTAAGAGCGTTAACAAGATCTTGCATAGATCGTACTTGTTCTTTACGCTCTTTTCCACCAAATCCAGCTGCTACTTGAGCTGGTGAAAGATTCTTTTTATCCTCTGCCATTTAAGTTTCCTATTTACCGCCGAAAGCTCTACCAGCTTCACTAATACCAAAAGCACCAAGTGTTACTACAACAAATGATGTGTAAATAGTATCAGAGATAACTAAGTCTTGTCCCATAAATGCAGTGATTAAATCACAGATTCCAAAGATAGTCATGAGAGCAAATGATATAAAGCCTATAATTGCTTTTTCATTTACATCATTGTCATCTAAAAAGATGTCCATAAACTTTCTTTGTGGAGGTGCAAGTCTTTTCTTAGCTTCAGCAGCTTCTAATTGCATGTCTTTAATAGTATCTTCAGCCTTATCGAGCTTATCGATCAAAGACATATACTTATCTAAATCTATTTCAACTTCATTACGATCGTTGTCAACATTATTATCAGCCATTATTTTCTCCTTCTTTCATTTTGTATTCTTTCATTTTCTTTTTTAATCCAATCCTGTAGTAGAGCGATATATATCTCCCTCTCCCACGGCAACATATTATCAAGTTCTGTTAAACTATAGTTATGATGTTGCATCATTGCAAAATTAGTCCTATAATGGTTTACAAGACTATCGTGCGAGAGGCCTAGGTAAAAAAACTTGCAAGCCCCTTTAACTCTACATCATTACTTTTGTTACAACTTACGCATTTAAATTGTACATTATGTACTATAGATGGTAAGTTTTCAAAGAACTCAGTAACCTTTTTAAATTGCTCACTATTTAAGTTATCAAAAAATTCCTCAAGTTCTTTTTCAGTATATGAATTTTTATCATATACATTATCATTATCATATAAACTATCAACGCATTTGTATATAATACTCATCATTTCATCGATTCCACCTTCTTGATTAAGTCCTTCAACATCATCAATTGCTGGATATCTCATTACAACACCAACATCTTCAGTTAATTTAATTACATTATTAACTTCTTGTTTATTAACGCCAATTTCATCTAAATTAATATTAACATCAGTAAGTTGTTCGCATTCATTACATTTAAGTCTTACGTCAACTCTTTCACCAACTGATTTTGATCTTAAAGCTAAAAATAAAGCTTCAATATCAAACATTGCAAGTTTTTCAACTTCAATATCATCAATTACACATGATTTAATTACATCTTTAACAGCTCTTATGATTTGTTTTTGGTCTTGCGATTCCATTGCAATCATAAGAAGCTTTTCCTCTTTTACAAGGTAAGGTCTAAAGCTAACCTCTTTATCTAAAGACGGGATAGTTGTTACATACCTCGTCGTATTCAATTGTGGCAATGCCATTTTTTATTCTCCTATAATATTATCCAAATATATCTAATGCAGACCTTACAGCACTTGCGGTACTGCTTAATGGTCCTTCCGGTACGTATTTATCATACGCAAAGGTCACACTCATTCTTACCAAGTCTTGAGTTTCTTGGTTTAATTCAATAGCATCCATATTAATTGGAAATGCTTTCTCAAGTTTTACTCCATATACTGGAGTATTTTGCTGATCTAATTGTTGTATAATTACATCAACAGAATAATTCTTTTTATAGCCCGCTATATAAGCATCAGCGCTAAATATATTTGACATCCAATTGTCAAACATCTTTCTCATATAATAATCATTTGTCAATAAAAATGATACTGTAACATCTTCATCAATAAATGTATATGGAAACTTATTTGATTGTTTAAAATCTTGATGTTCAAAGGTACTTATATTTCTACCAGGAATTGATACTGATTGACAAAGGATTGATATATCCCTTGGATCATTTATAAGATTTCCTGCACTAAAGTTACCTGATATTACTGAACCTATAATTGCCTGTGGGTCTAAATTTAATAGTGATTGACTTGGTGGAGTAAAAATTACGTTAAATCTATTAGATGGAGCAACTCCACCTTTTTTAGCTACTAATGATTTTAAATTGTCTATGCTACTCATTAACTTCTCGCAATTTTAAGACTTTCATTCCATACTGCAGTCTTACTACTTTTCTTAAATTGTTCTACAGGTAAGAATATTGCTATTTCCCAATCAGTCATTGGTACTCTTGCAAACTGTGATTTAACATGTTTATCTAAATAGTGTTTAAAACATGGTTTAAATTCTTTATATTTTCTTACACCACTTAAAAGATTATATCTTAACTTTCTTAATCTTGTATCATCTTTAATATTTTTAGGTGCTAATCCCATTAGGTCATCTAAAAATCTTGCTCTTACTCCATAGTTTAAATAATGCAAGTTTAATCCATAAAAACCACCAGGTGCTCCATCAACAATAATTGTTAAAGGAAACCTATCATAATATGGTAAAGTTTCTTTATGTTTTGGATCGTAGAAATACATATACATACTACCTTGTATTTCAGTACCAGTACGTTGCAATGCATCATCTCTTAAAAGCTTTTGTCTACTTGGTATTGCTAATTCACCAACCTTTTTTTGAAACCATTTACGTGATCTATTGGTTCTGGCAGTAACTCCAGCTCTTTGTGCTTGTGCTTGTAATGTATCAAATAAACTTGCCATACTGTTATTTATAAGAAAACTACAGTACTTTGATACCGAGATTCTTTAAAGTTTCCTCGGTCCATACTTGAAATTTCCAACCATTATGTTCTGCAAACTTATTT